TGGAAGCAAACGAAAAACTTGGCTAAAACAAAAGCACCATGACTGGTTAAAAAGAAAATATGCAAAAGACAATGGGTATAAATTATTGACAATTCCTTATTGGAATTATAACATAATAAATGAAATAATAAATGAAATATTAAATGGAGAAATTTAAAATGCAAGTATGTTTAGTTGATGGTAGTAACTTATTTTTTATAACTTGGTCTGCTTTTAAAAAAATGATGTGTGAAAAGAACCATGATTTTAATTATGTAATTAAAGATGAAGATCTTGGTCTTTTTTATCATATGCTTTTTAAAAAGACTAAAGATTATTTAACAACATATAAAAATATAGTGTTTGCTTTTGAGGGAAAACACTCTACAGCTTGGAGAAAGCAAAAATATCCTTTGTATAAGGAAAATAGAACGGCTTCGAAAGAAGATCCTAACTATAAGTTTGTTGGGCCATTAATTAATGACTACAAAGACTTGTTAAAAAGTTTTCATTGTAAAGTAATGGAAGTAGAAAATTGCGAAGGTGATGATGTAATCTATAAGCTTTCAGAATACTTTACTTCTAAAGACGAGCAGGTTAATATTGTTTCTTCAGATAGAGACCTTACGCAGATTTGCGGTTTCTTTGATGGTGTTTCTGTATATAATCCAATGAGCCAGATTAATAGTAAGTGTGTTGCTGTTACTACCGCAGAAAACTACAATAAAAATATTATTTTGGAAAAAGCTATTGTTGGTGATAATTCGGATAATATTAAAGGATTACCAAGATGCGGTGAAAAAACATTTGAAAAAATGCTGGAAAACAAAGATGAATGGAACAAGCAAATGAGCAAAGGTGATAATGCTACACTCTTTGAAGCAATTATGGATATTGTTGATTTGCGAAGATTTCCTAAAGATTATCACGAAAAAATAATTAAAGAATTTGAAAGCTTTGATTACTACGAGTTTGATCCTCAGGGAGTTGAAAAATTTTTCTTTGAACACGCTTTAAAGAAATGTCTTAGTGAATGGCCTTCTGTGGAAGGAGAAATAAATCTTATGCTTAAGAGTGGCGATGAGCAAACTTCCGTAGAAGATGAAATTATTGATATATTAAACGGTTGACAAAAAAATTAAAAAGGAGTAAAATAGAGATATGGGAAAGAAAAGTAGAAACAAAAGAGAAAGAAGAGCTGAGAATATCAGCGGAAAAATGTTAAAAAAAATGAGAAGAGAATCTGAGACAGGTTTGATTACTTGTCAGGATAGTCACACACAGCTTTACAACCCAGTCAAGAAACTTGCACAGGCTCACTTGTATAAAGATGAGACTGGAAGAGTTATGATGAATCAGGCTGTTCAGCAGTATGCTGCGTTTATGCGTCAGCAGATGGATAAATATAAAGAAAACAAAGCAAAAGTACAAGAAGAGGGTAAATAATGAATTGTAATTTAAATCCAGAAGATAAGAAAAAAGTAAAAGCACAGTTTAGTGCTTGGTTGGAAATCCAGGACGAAAAGAAAGAGCTTTCAGAAGCCGAAAAAGCAACTAAAGAAACAGTAAAAGATGTTCTTGATTGTACTATTGGACAGGTTGGTAAGTTGTTTAAACTTATGCAGAAATACTACAATGGTGCGGCTGAAGAAGAAGAAGACATTTGGGCAGCAATGGAAAATATCAGAAGTGCTGATGCTGAAGAAGCAGAAGAAGATACAGAAGAGGATTCATAATGGAAGAATTGTTGAAGGTTTTAATTCAAGAGCAAAAGAAAACAAATGAATTGCTTGAAAGTCTTCTAAACATATTTAGAAATTATGACCAACAATATCAAAATGAAACATTCGGTAAAGAAGTCGTAGGCGAGCATCGCCCAGATCTTCTTTAGAATTGTCATATTTTACCTCTACTGGCTACCAGAAATGGTAGCCTTTTTTATTGACAATTTTTTTTAGTTTTTTATAATTATATTATGGCAAAATTAAAAATAGCAAAAAAAATACCATTTTTTATTAACATAACTTATAAACTAAATGGTGAAACTATAGAACAGATTTTCTCATTTAAAACTACAAACAAGAAATATTTAAAATATGCCTATGATCAAAGATATTGTCTTAAAAGAAAGGTTGAAAGACTGATAGATTCTTATGTTCTAAGTGACATTTCATATCTTGGAAGAGATGAATATGAAGACAAAATTGTATTGTTGTACAATAATGATTTTGGTTCTTTTGATAGTTCTTCGAAAATTATAAATTGTGAGTTTTATCTTCCACCATTTAATGGTTGTTTGTATTGTAAAAAGTGTAAAGCAGAGGGTGATTTTTTATATTGTGAAGAAAAGAAAAAACATTATGATTCAAAAGGTATAAAAAATTGTCCTATTTTCCAAAGCATTGAAGAAATAATAACATAAGTTAAAAGTGAATGGATGGAAAGTATTTTATTCGACTTTCACTCATTCTCGGCCTCCTTATTTAAAAAGTCAGCATGAAAATGTTGACTTTTTTTATTTCCTACTGTATAATTTTTTATAAGATGAAAGATTTTGTTGATTTACCAAACGCAGCATATAAAGATGAATTTTCTTCAGGGGTGTTTTATGCTACCCCAAAAGCTGCTTCTTATCAGTTTGAATGCTTAAATCCTTTACAAACAATAAGTTTTGCAGAAGAAATGGGAATTGACACAAAAAAAGCAACAAAAGAACAATTAAGAAAAAGATTGAAAACAAGAAAAGACTCTAACGTTTCTTCTATGAGAAACTTTGTTTTTGAATGCGATAACTCTACACTAAAAGAACAGTTAGAAAGAGCTTCTTTCTTGAAGAAGAAAAAAATTTTAAACAGAGTTGTGTTTAGTGGTAATAAATCATTGCACTGCAGAATAACTATTAATGAAGATCCAGAAAGTATAGAACACTATAAATGGATTTGGGGTATTTTAAATGATAAATTCTTTGCTGGGCTAGCAGACAGAGCTTGCTCTAATCCTGCAAGACTTACAAGAAAACCCAATGGTGTCAGAACAAAGGCTGGAAAAAAGATAGTACAAAGGCTTATATTTGAAGACGATTCAATAATCTTTGATTCCACGATTCTTGATCAAGGCTGGGAACTTGAAAAATCAGAGAGAAGACTACATAGTTTATATAGAGAAAAACATAAAGTTGACAGAGAACCAAGAAATAGTCTTATTATAGATGAATTAGAATCAATGCCAGAGAGTAGTCAAGAGAAAGAGTGTTGGCAAAGAGCCTGGGCTTTGGCTCAAAACGACGGAACTCTTTCTTATCAAGAGGCAGCGAGTGCAGTTTCTTATTTAGGCTGTTTAGGTTTTACAGCTGATGAAATAGTTCAGCAAATAGAATTTGGAAAGTGGAATTTTAAGAAAGAATATATTGAACAAATTTTGGAGAGAATATGACAAAGCTACCAATGGCAACAACCTTGAGAGATTTACAAAATGTATACAATACAGTTGTAAACGATGTGGACAGGTATGAAAAAGAATTATTGCACAAAGCCATAATGAAATCTAGAACAATAAAAGAAGTTCATTATAACAACGGAGAGATGACAATTGTCTATAACGATGATTCAAAAAGAGTCTTCTCTCAAGTTGCTATTACTGATATTGCCATACAGGATGCGCCAGGGAGAACTCCCCAAGCGGAGATTGTATATAATTTTTCGGCATATACAGATGATTTTGGAAAATATGTAGAAGATTTTGGAGAGAATAATGAATAGTGGAGAAATTTTATACAGCGAAGGAAAAAATGATGAATGTTACACTCCTGCCTATGGTGTGGAACCAATTTTAAAGTATATACCAGATGGCGCGGTTGTATGGTGTCCTTTTGACACAGAAGAAAGTGAGTTTGTAAAACAGATTTCTAAAACTCATAAAGTAATAAGAAGTCATATTAAAGACGGACAGGATTTTTATACTTATGAGCCCGAAGAAGAATGGGATTGTATTGTAAGTAACCCGCCATTTACAAACAAAGCAAAAATCTTTGAAAGAGCCTTGAGCTTTAATAAACCATTCGCTTTGATAGGAACTGTTTTGTGGCTTAATGATGGTGCTCCTAAGTTAATTTTTGATGATAAAAAATTGCAGCTTTTAATGTTTGATAAGAGAATGGAGTTTTATGGCCCTGGAACTGAAGACAATAAAAGTAAAAATGTTCCATTTTCTTCAATATATTATTGTTATGATTTTTTACCACGACAACTTGTTTTTGAAAAATTAAATAAGCCAAAGAAGGAGAGAAAATGCCAAAAAAAAGCACAGAGCAATTTATCAAAGAAGCAAAAGAAATCCACGGTGAAAAATATGACTATAGTTTAGTAGATTATAAAAATTGTCATACAAAGGTAAAAATTATTTGTAAGGAACATGGTTTATTTGAAATGACACCAAGTGTCCATATACATGATAAGTGTGGATGTCCGATTTGTGGTAAACTAAAACAAATTAAATCCCAAACTGACACATTAGAAGAGTTTGTAAAAAAAGCAAGAAAAACTCATGGTGATAAATATGATTATTCTAAATCTGTGTATATAACTGCAAGAAAACCAATTGAAATAATTTGTCCAGAGCATGGTAGTTTTTTTCAAACGCCAGATAACCATATTAGAGGACAAGGATGTCCAAAATGTAAAAATAAAAAATTTGAAAAAGCATATTCAAAATCAACGGAATACAGTGCAATTCGATGGAGGGTTTTTTGCAGTCCTTAAAGTTTAACAATCCAGATATGCAAAAAGAAGTTTGCAAGATGGTTGGCAAACAAGCAAAATTTAAAGGCAAGAAAAAGAAATGGTGGAGAACACAAACACTCTTTTGGCAAGGCAAAGAAATAAAAAGAGATTCGCAAGAATACCAAGATTTAATAACAAAGGCTTACAATTGTCTTTTTAAAAACGAAGGATTTCGTAAAGCACTAGCAGCAGCAAACGGTTGCGTATTAACTCACTCTATGGAAAAAATAAAACAACCGAAACGGTCTTGACAGAAAGAGAATTTATTGGACAATTAAACAGACTGAGAGGAAAATTGTAATAGGACTTTACAAAAATTAAGTTTTAAAGTATAATTTTTTTAGTGAGGAAATTAAAATGAGATATTATGAATACCCAGTAGAACTTGACGCTATGAGAGCGTTTTATAATGAAATTGGTTACCCAGAAGGAACAGTTGATTATTCTTGTAATACAGATGGAAGAATCATACTTGATTCAAAAACTGGTTTAAAAGGGGCTTTGGTAGAATTTAAAGTTGTTGCAAAAACAAACAAAGATGTTTTTGAACAAATGAAAAGGTATGTAAAATCATACAACGCAAAAGGTTTAGAAATACCAAAGTATGGTGTATATATTATGACTGCTGCGCAAAAATATACAGTTTTTGATTTGGAAGAAGAAGATTTTTCAAAAGCAGTTATACAAGAAAATCTTGATTTAACAGTTGATTTAAATAATTTTACAAGTAGTGCTGATTCTTGGTTAAAAGACACAACAACCCAAAAAGGCTGGATAGATGAAACTTCTATTGTTTCTTATAATGATGCTTTCTTTTCGGCAAAGGGAATGGGTAGAAAGAGTAAGGATGATTTTATTGCAGAACTTGCTAACCCAAAAGTTTTAAATATAAAACCTTACACCTGGCAAGCAGACGGAAATATGGAAAGAAAACTTCTTGATTGTCTTGGAAGCACTGCTTTGAAGAAAAGACTTGGAGCTTTCTTTACACCCGATTATGCTGTTGAGAAATCTACTAATTATATAAGAAATATAATTAATAATTTAAACGATGACGAGGATTATATTATTGTTGATAGATGCGCTGGAACTGGAAATCTTGAAAAGTTTCTTACAGACGAAGAACTTAGTCATTGTATCTTAAATACAATTGTTTATGCTGAGAAAACTACTCTAAAAGGTCTTTATGAAGGACGCGTAAAAGCAATTTTGCCTTCGGACGAAACAATAGACGATGAAGGCTGTATGCCTGCAGGCGATGCTTTAAGCGAAGGTTTTAATAAAGAACTTGCTGATAAAATTGAAGAAGTAAGAAAAGAAGTTGAATCAAAAGGGAAGAAATTAGTAGTTATTGGCTTAGAAAATCCACCGTATGGAGAACCAGGAACGAAGAATAACAGAGAAATGAAAACAATTTCTTATATAAATGAGCAAATGAAGAAAGAAATAAGTGGAACTGTTTGTAAAGATTTGGCTAACCAATTTATTTGGTCAGGTTTTAAACAATTCTTTGATTATTATGTAGTTTATAGTCCAGTTAAATACTTCAAGAGTCAAAGTTTGATTAATAAAGAATTTAATGAGGGTATTATTGTAAACAGGTTAGATTTTCATGCTACCGAGGGCGGTATATCTATAATGTCTTGGAAGAATGAAGACGCAACTAATAATAAATGGGTTTTGGAAAATACTACTGTTAAGAAAGTAAGTAAGAACGGCTCTACTTTATTACCAGACAACGATAATAATGAAATATGCTGGCTTAACTATCGCCCTGGAGTTGTTAGTTATTTTGGTGCAGCGTTAGGAACAGGAAAAGCAAAAGGAACTGGTGGTGGTAATGATAGAAAGCTTGGAACTAACAACATCAAACAAACATTGCCCCTTTTCGCAGCTAACTGCTACACTTGTAAAGACTATACAGAGAAAGAAGTAATTATGAAAAGTGGCGATGGTGGAACCGCTTATCAAAATGATAACGAATTTCTTGAAGATTGTTTTATTTGGAGTTGCTTGACCGATAAGAATAAATGTTGGTCTGGTACTTCTCAAAACGAAATGGCTTTGTCGCAAAACTCAAAAGCCGATCAGATTGTTGATTTGAAGCAACCACATAGACTTGCCTTGAAGCGTTCTTGGGATAATGTTCTAAATGAAGCAAAGAAGTGCAAAGAATATAATGCTAATTGGAAGTATGGTTTAGCACAAATTATTAATGATTTAAATTTAGATGATCCAACTGGCGTTAAGAACAAGAAAGGGCAAACTCTTATGCAGAAACGCTATCCAAAGCTCGATGCCCAAATAACTTCATTTAAAGAAGATTTAAAAGAGTTTTACGATAAATATATTAAGGATAAATTGTTTCAGTATGAATTGCTGAAATAAAAATAATTTTCTCACTATTGGCAGCCTAAAAAGCTGCCTTTTTTATTGACAATTTTATAAAATTAATTTATAATAAAATAGAGGTGGATTATGAAAAATAGTTTAGAAGATGAATTTTTATCAGAAGTTGAAACTACTATAAAAACCCAAAAGACAAAAAGAAAGAAAGGTATAAATTCTAAGAAGAAAGGAAATAATAACGAAAATGAATGTAAGAAAATCTTAAATGAAAGATTTGACGGGGTTGCTATTTTTCAAAGAACACCAAACTCGGGTGCGTTTGTTGGTGGACAGAACTTTTACAGAAAGGAACAACTCAATGAAGAACAAAATCTTTTGTTTGTTGGGGATCTCTATTGCAATAGAAAAGATTTGAAATTTACTATTGAACATAAAGCTTATGCAGAAGCAAGTTTTTGGGATTTGTTTAATGAGAGCTCTGATTTACATGCTTGGATGAAGCAAGCAGAACACGATGCGGAGTCAGTTGGAAAGCAGCCAATGCTTATTGTAAAATATAACAATAAAAAACGAATTGTTTATTTAAAAAAAGATTATATTGATTCTCTTGACTGCAGCAATCTTGATACATATGCGATTTTTTCACATAATGGCTGGTATTGCTATTGGCTTGAAGATTTGCTAAAAGAAACAGACAGCTTCTTTTTTGAGGAGAAAAACCATGTCAATTAAACAAAGTTCTATGGACTATATAGAAGCATTTTCTGGCGATAGTATTTACGAAATTAAAGACGACATAAATGAGTGGCTAGAAGACAATCCAGAATATTATTTAGACAGAATGGAAATGGTAAGCACTTCTGCAGGTTATAAATCCGTATTATGCGATTTTGTTCGTAAAGACGCTGAGCCTGAAGATGAAGTCAAAACTGAAGATGAAGCCAAAACTGAAGATGAAGAGGTTCCAATTAGAGAGCTATTGATTGGAGTGATTGGCGCTATAAATGAATTAACTGATGCAGTAAAGGAGAAAAATAATGACAAAAGTTTTTTGCAATAAATACTCCTCTGCCTTACAGAGCGCAATCGTAGATTTTGAAAAAGAAAACCCAAATCTTAAAATGATAAATTCTTCTTTAGTAGAAGACGGTGGCGGTTGGCTTACTGCAGTTTGTAGTTATGTCGAAAAAGAGGCAAAAGAAGAGCCAACAACAAATCAACTGCTTGAAGGTTTAATTGGAGCAGTTAATGAATTAACCGATGCGGTAAAAGAATTGACAATAAAAAAAGATTAGGTATAATTTAAAAATATGAATGAGATTGAAGAATTATTAGAGCAGCTTGATAATACTTTTGGTTCTAGCTCTGCGCTAGATGTAAAAGAGGAAGTATCAAAAAAAGAAACAGAAGAAATTATAGAACATACATCGCAACAAGAAACAGAAAAAGATAAAAAAGTTCATTTGAAATTTTCTTCAGAAACAGAAGAAAAAATGATAGTTGGATATTTTTACCAAGATAGGGCTACGTTTTTAAAGTTGGCTCAATATTTAACAACAAAAAATTGGCAGAAAGATTCTTTCTTTAATGATAGAAAGCTTCAGTTTCTTATGAATACTTGTTATGAGTATTCCAATAAATATAAAAAAATGCCAACAGAAGATATCGTCTTTTCAGAAATAGAAAAGAAAGTAGATGATGTCTTTACGCAAGAAAAAATAAAAAAACTTTTTTCAGAATTACAGACTATTGATTATACAGCATATTCAGATGAATATATAAAAGATGCTGCTGTTGAGTTTATAAGAAACGAGAGAGCGATAGAAGCAGCAGAAACTTGTCAAAAGGAAATAAGTAAAGGAAATTATTCAAATCTTTCCAAGATTATGTCGGACGCCGTAAATGTAAATCTTGATAAAGACTTAGGTATTTCTGTAAAAAATATTGCTCAGACTTTTAGTTTGGTAAAAGAAGTAAAAGACCCACTAGCAGGATGTACTTGGGGTTCACCAACACTTGACTCAATTCTTGGAAGAATTCAAAAAGGTGAAATTGGTATTTTAGCAGGTGTTCCTGGTGCAGGTAAAACAACTTGGCTTCAGCATTTTGCTGTTGATAATTTTACTGAGCATAAAAAAGTAGCTTTGTTCTCTTTTGAAGTAAGTGAACAAAGGTTGTTAGGACGTGTTTATAAGAATATCTTAGATGTTGACACGCAGCAGCTTCTTGATTATGATGAACAAGATGCTTTTAAAATTCTTGACGCTTCGAAAGGTGATATAAGAATTTTTGCAAGACCCGCAAATTCAATGTCGGCAAACGATATGGCGGCGGTTCTTACAGACCTAAAAACTTACGAAAATTGGGTTCCAGATTTAATTTTAGTAGATTATGTTGCAATCACTTCTGCAAACGACAAAAAGAAAGATTCAACTGAAACATATAAGTATTATAAAACAGTAACAGAAGAATTAAGAAATCTAGCGGTTGAAATGAATTGTCCAGTTATATCTGCGGTTCAGCTTAATCGTGAAGCTATGGGTGATACTGGTGGTTCTAAAGCAACTGTTTCTTCTAAGAATATTGCGGAATCAAGAGGTGTTCTTGATACAGCCGATTATGTATTAATGATTGAGCAAACTGCTGAAGAAAAATACACAAACAAAGAACATTCTAAAGGTGTTTATCGTTTAAGAACAGATAAAAACAGAAATGGTGGAAGTAATGAAACTGTTTGGTTTGAGATTGATTGGAGCAGAATGATGATTGTAGAAATAGATGCCAGCAAAGGTAAAAAATTGCAAGAAGCTGGTAAACAATTATTAAAAGAAGAAGCAAAAAAATAAGGAGATAATATGCCAACACCGTTTACAAAAGAAGAACTTGAAAAAATGGCAAAATCAAAGGAAGTGGCAAACAACATTTCTAATTATTTGAATGCCATGGAAGAAATTTGTTCTTCACCAATGAGCGAGCAGGAAAAAGCAGAGTCATTTAATCAGATGGCTTTATATGTCGGTAAAACAATGGTTGCTTTTACAAATCTTTGCGATTTACTTGATATATACGCTGAGCGTGGTGCTCGTGGTGGAGTTGTTAGGAAACGAAACTCGGAAGACGATTACGAGTATAAGGAGGTAGAATAATGAGACTTAAAGTAAATACAAATTATTTAGTTAGTATGGCTGATGAAACAGGGTTTACGGGAAAATTCATTGGTGAAGAAGATGGATTCTTAAAGTTTGAAACTACTGACACCAATTCTACTATTAATGAAGGTGGAACACCATATGTTTCGGTTCCAGCTTTGTTTTTAGTAAACCCAGCTCAGATTATTGTGGCAAAAGAACTTTACACCACAGATGAGTGTAAAGAGTATTGGTGTGTAAGTGATAATACTTACGATTTTGAAAGAAGGCCTACAAAAGTTATGCTTACAAGTTGGCAAAAGGACAATATAAAGAATATTGTTCTTTATGATACTGCTGAAGATTGTAAGGTCGCGATGGAAAGTAAGTAAACAAAATTGACAATTTTTGAAACCTGAGTTATAATAAACTCAGGTTTTTTATTATGGAAGAAGAAAATGTTTTACTTACTTATATAAATATAGAAAAAAATTCTGTAGACTTTGCAATCGAATCAAAATATACAGCAGAAGATTTTTCAGATAATAGGCTAGAAGAAGATATTAAAAGTTTACAATTAATGGCGGAAACTTTATTGTTTCAATATTATACAAATGCAGATTATATTAAGCGAGAACTTCTTGAAAAATTTTCTAATCTTCACTTGCAATTAAAATGGAGAATAGAGTTTAGAGTTTGGTCGGGGATAGAAGAGAAATGGAATTTAATGTAATGCTGGCAGACACACCTGATATAAACGGTTGTGTTTATACAAAATCTGCTTTGCAGAAAGCAGTTAAAGAAGCTCGAGACAGAGCAACGGTTTATAACGTTAGCCCTCCTTTATTAATGAGCGAAGCTACAGCTATGGACGTTTTCGAGGGTATACCGTTAAGCAAAATTGCTGGAGTTTGTGAAAGGATTTATTTTGATCAGGATGATAATTGTGTAAAAGCAGATATCAATTTTTCAGGAAAAAATGGAGAGCTGCTAAAAGATATGATAAATCAAAATGTTTCTTTTGGCGTTAGTACAACTATGGTTGAGGATCATATTCATTCATTTTATGTTAACCCAATGAAACAAAATCAAAAATTTGTGTCAGATTTTGAAGACGGATTAGAAGAAGAATTTTAGAGGAGTAGAATATGACAGACTTAGAAAAAAAGATTAAAGAGTATGCAAACAACTACTATCAAGGTAATGAGCTTATTAGTGACGAAGATTATGATTTGCTTATTGCAAAATTAAAGGCAGAGCAGCCTAATTCAGAACTTTTAAAAGGCCCAGTTGGTTCAGACGTAGACGGGGTTACTAAAAAAATAAAACTTCCTATTACTATGGGAACACTTGATAAATGTAATTCAGATGAGCAGATGAGTGCTTGGTGGGACAAACATTCTCATGACGATATTTTGGCAGAGCTAAAGATTGATGGAAATGGTCAGTGCCTTGTTTTTAAAGGCGGAAACATTGATCAAACAATTTCTCGCGGTGATGGTGATTATGGCGAAGACACTACTGTAAATATTACAAAAATTCCAAGTATTCCTCATAACTTGAACGTTCCGTTTAATGGAAAGATTCGTGGGGAAGTTGCTATGCTTCGCTCTACATTTGAAAAGCACTTTCCGAATGGTAAAAATCCAAGAAATCAATGCGCAGGAATTGTAAAACGTCTCGACGGAAAAGACATGGATAAACTTGTGTTTATTGCTTATGATGTTTTTGATGACGATGGCGTTGTAGATAAAACAGAAGCAGAAAAACTTCAGTTCTTAATGAGTAATGGTTTTCAGGTTCCAGAGTGGGTTGCTAATCCTTCGCTTGAAGATCTTATTAAATGGAAGAATAGCATTAATCCAAATGGTGAAATTCCTTGTGATGGAATTGTTATTAAGCAAAACAAAGTAGATAAAGCAGATTTGGCAAGACATACTCCAATGAATAATGTTGCTTTTAAGCCAAACCTTCAGAGTGCAATGACAACTGTTAGAAAAATTACTTGGCAGTTGCAAGGTAGAAAATTTGCTCCAGTCGCAATAACAGACCCAACAGAATTGGAAGGAACAACTGTTGATAGAGCTTCTTTGTCAAACGTAAATATCATGAATTCTTTGGGAGTTTATGAAGGCGCTGAAATTATTATGTCAAAACACGGGATGATTATTCCGCAGGTTGATATGGTAGTAAATCCAAAGAAAAATGGCTTTTCTGTTCCATCGGTATGTCCTGTTTGCGGAGGAAAAGTAGTTGTTATGCCGTCTGGAATTCCAGAGTGTATTAACGAAGCTTGTTCAAGAAAAGTAGCTCACCGCTTTAAGAAAATGTTTGAGGTTTTTGGAATTAAAGGTGCAGGTGATGTTTTTGTTTCAAAGCTTGAAGATGCAGGAATTACAATTAAAGACTTCTTAGAGATGTGTAAAAGCGACGACAAGAAAGTTTTAAATAAATATGCGGGCGGTGTAAACGGAGAAAAAGTTTACAAGCAAATGAGAGATGTTATGGGAACTCAAATTTCTGCTGCTAAATTCTTGGCGACTTTTGATGCTCCACTTCTTGATGAAAAGCGTTTCTTAATGTTTGGAGAGAAAACTCTTGATGAACTTATCAGAATTTCTCTGCTTGGAAAGGAAGCTCTGCTGGCTTTTAAAGGTATAGCAGACAAGATTGCTGATACTTATTTGGATTTCTTTAATAAAAACGCTGATGAAATAGTAGCTTTAAGACAATACTTTACTT